TTTCCAGATGTAAAAGAAAAAGATTTTCAACGTAAAGATTTTCCAAAAGATTGTATAGGAAGACACAGTTTAAAAGCATGGGGTAATAGAATAGGCAATTACAAAGCACAGTTTGATACAGACTGGCAAACTTTCACACCTGAGATGCTAGAGTATTGTAAACAAGATGTAGAAGTAACGTATAATCTTCACAAAATGATACATGAAGATATGAAATATTCTCAGCAAGCTATGGACTTAGAGCACTCTGTAGCACAATTAATTTATAATCAAGAAGTTCATGGTTTTAGTTTTAATACTGAAGAAGCTAGAAAACTTTATTCAGAATTAAATGGTAGACGAATGGAAATAGAATACAAGCTACAAGTTATGTTTCCACCTGAAAAAGAACACATACCTTTTATACCTAAAGTAAATAACAAAGCTAGAGGATATGTTAAGGGTGAAGTATTTTACAAAGAAAAAACTATTATCTTTAATCCATCTAGTAGACAACATATTGCAGATAGATTAATTAAAATACATGGATGGAAACCTAAAGTTTATACTGATGATGGTAAGCCTAAGTTAGATGAAACTATTTTAGAAAGTTTACCATACCCTGAAGCTAAAATATTATGTGAGCATTTTCTATTAGATAAAAGAATTGGTCAGTTAGCTACTGGCGCTCAAGCTTGGTTAAAGCATGAGAAGAATAATAAAATACATGGTACTTGCAATACTAACTCAACAGTAACTGCAAGAGCAACACACTCGTACCCAAACATGGCACAAATTCCAAGTGTCGGTGTGCAATATGGTAAAGAGTGTAGAGCATTATTCACGGTTCCAACTGGTAAAAAACTTGTAGGCATTGATGTCTCAGGTTTAGAGGTGAGAATGTTGGCTCACTACATGGCTAAGTACGATAACGGCAACTATGCTAAAGTTGTTTTAGATGGTGATATACACTCTGAAACAAAAACATTAGCAGGGTTAGATAGCAGAGACTTAGCCAAGCGTTTTTACTACTGTTTTCTTTACGGTGGTGGTGTTAAAAAGATTGCAGCAGTTACAAATAAAACTGTAGCAGAAGCATCTAAGATAAAGAAACGTTTTTTAAATAACTTACCTGCATTAAACAAACTAATTGAAAATGTACAGCAAGCAGCTGAACGTGGTTACTTAGTAGGTCTTGATAAGAGACGTGTTAAAGTACGTTCAAGCCATGCTGCATTAAACACGTTGCTTCAATCGTCCGGAGCCTTAGTGTGTAAGCAGTGGTTAGTAGAGTTTGATAAAGTGATTAAGAAAATACCTGAAGCACATCAAGTAGTGTGGGTACATGATGAAATACAAGTAGAGTGTCTTGAAAAAGATGCTGAGCAAGTTGGGCAATTAGCCGTAAAAGCAATAGAAGACACTGGTAAGTATTTTGATTTAAGACTTCCGCTAACTGGTGAATACAAGATAGGAGATAACTGGAGTGAAACACACTAAAGCACAACCTCACTTTGATAAAGATTTAAAGTTTGGACAACAATACGAGAATGAGTTCCAAGAAGCAGTAGAAGGTAAGATAGAATGTAAGACTGATAGGCTGTGTCAGAAAACAGGTAACGTTTATATTGAAACAGAAAGTAGAGGTAAACCTTCTGGTATTAATACAACACAGTCAAGAAACTATGCTATTTGTTTATGGACACAAGACAGGACTGACCAAGTTTGGGTTTTGTTACCAACAGCACACCTTAAAAAACTTATGGTTAAGTACCCTATTAAGAAGGGTGGTGACAACTGGACAAGTAAAGGACACATAATTCCTAAAGAAGATTTATTAACATTTGACATATAGGAGAAACATGAAACTAAAAAGAGTACTTTTAATTGATGGTGATATTTTATTATATAAGATAGCACTTAATAATGAAGTAGAAACAAACTGGGGTGACGGTTTATGGACACTACACTGTGATGAAGCTTTATGTAAAGCTGACGTAGATTCAGTTATAGATGACTTAGGTGCTAGTTTACAAGCTGATGACTATGTTATTGCATTAACAGACAGTAGCAATTTTAGAAAAGATGTATTGCCTTCATACAAAAGCAATAGAAAAGACAAGCGTAAACCAATTACATTAAAAGCTTTAAGAGAATATGTATTAGAAAAACATAACGGAGTTGTATGGAAGAACTTAGAAGCAGATGATGTTATGGGTATTATGTCTACAGAGCCTGTAGATGAAGAGCGTATTGTTGTTAGTATAGACAAAGATTTACGAACTGTACCTTGTAAACTATCACAAGATGCTATGAATATAGAACAAATATCACAACGAATGGCTGACTATTGGTTTATGATACAGACTTTGACCGGAGATAAAGTTGACGGGTATGACGGCATAGAAGGTGTCGGAATTAAGACTGCTGAGAAGCTGATTAAGAAATATACTAACGTTCCCCTTTTAGACCTATGGAAGATAGTCAAAAAGATTTACGTAGATAAAGGATATACAGAGGCTGAAGCTCTTCAACAAGCTAGAGTTGCACGTATACTAAGACATGGTGATTACAATAAGAAAACAGGAGAAGTAAAATTATGGACAATATAAAAAAACCGTTACACTATAATAAAGGTGGCATAGAACCTATAGATTATATTATACAAAACAACCTTACGTATTGCGAAGGCAACGTTGTGAAGTATATTTCTAGGTGGAGATACAAGGGACATGGCATTGAAGACTTAAAGAAAGCTAAACAATATATTGATTTTATTATAGAAAAAGAAGGACAACCAAGAGTAACGGAAACAAAAGAATGATAGATTACGAAAGAGATAATTTACTTACTGATTTTGGTAAGACAACATTAAAAGATAGGTATTTATTACCAGAAGAAACATCACCTCAAGAAGGTTTTATGAGAGCAGCAAAAGCTTTTTCTGATAATGATGAGATGGCACAGCGTATATATGATTATGCATCTAAACTTTGGTTCATGTATTCTACGCCTGTTTTGTCTAATGCCGGCAGTAAAAGAGGTATGCCTATTTCATGTTTCTTAAATTATGTAGGTGATAGTAGAGAAGGATTGACAGGACACTACACAGAGAACGCTTGGCTTGCTTCTGTTGGTGGTGGTATCGGTGGGTACTGGGGTGACGTACGAAGTGATGGCACACAAACTTCTGGTGGTTCACAGTCTTCTGGTTCAATACCTTTTTTACACGTAGTTGACAGTGAGATACTTGCGTTCTCTCAAGGTAAAACAAGACGTGGTAGTTATGCAGCATACATGGATATATCACATCCAGAGATAATAGAATTTTTAGAAATGAGAAAACCTAGTGGTGGTGACGTACATAGAAAATGTCTTAACTTACATCATGGTGTAAACATATCTGATGAGTTTATGCATTTAATAGATAACTGCATTAAAGAACCTACGTTTGATGACACTTGGAATTTAATTGACCCGCACACTAAAAAAATAGTACGGACTGTTTCAGCTAGAGATTTGTGGTTAAAAATATTAGAAACAAGAGTTGCCACTGGTGAGCCTTATGTTTCATTTATTGATACAGTAAATGATGCACTGCCTGAAACACAAAAGAAACTAGGACTAAAAGTTAATCATTCTAATTTATGTACAGAGATAACACTAGCTACTGATGAAAACAGAACAGCTGTTTGTTGTTTGTCTTCTGTTAACTTAGAAAAGTATGATGAGTGGAAGAACAACAGTTTATTTATACCTGACTTAGTTAGGTTCTTAGATAATGTGCTACAATATTTTATTGACAAAGCACCTGATGAATTGTTTAGAGCTAAGTTTAGCGCAAACAGTGAAAGAAGTTTAGGTTTAGGTGCTATGGGTTTTCACGCATACTTACAATCAAGAGGTATAGCGTTTGAAGGTGCACTTGCTAAATCATTAAACATGAAAATATTTAAAAGTATTAAAGAGCAAGCTGTAGAAGAAAGTAAAAGACTAGCAGTAAAAAGAGGTGAAGCTCCAGACATGGAAGGAACCGGTATGCGTAATGCACACTTGTTAGCTATTGCACCTAATGCTTCTAGTTCTATTATTTGTGGTACAACATCACCATCAATAGAACCATACAGAGCTAATGCTTATGTGCAAAAAACAATGTCAGGTTCTTTTCTAGTTAAGAATAAATACTTAGAAAAATTATTAAATAAAAAAGGTATTAACAATGAAGAAACATGGACTTCTATTTTAGCAAACAGAGGTTCAGTATTACATTTAGATGCTCTTTCTGATAATGAAAAAGATATATTTAAAACAGCAATAGAAATAAATCAACAATGGATAGTTGAGCATGCAGCAGACAGACAGAAACATATTTGTCAAGGACAATCAGTCAATGTATTTGTACCTGCTGATGTAAACATTAAAGAATTACATGACATGCATATGTTGGCTTGGAAGAAAAAGTTAAAGACTTTGTATTATTGTCGTTCAGAAGCAATTAAACGTGCTGAGTTAGTATCAAAAAAAGTAGAAAGAACAATCATACCTGAAGCAGATTGTTTAGCTTGTGAGGGATAATGACAGACAGTAGTTTATTTGATGGTGTTAATTATAAATCATTAAAAAAGAAAAAGAGAAAACAAAAAAAGAAAGAAAAACAATCTGTGCTATGGACAGTATATCATACTATCTTAGCCATAGAATTATTAATCATAATTATTATAGAAGGAGTAGAATTATATCATGGGTTTTAATAGTTATAAAATAAGAGACGGAAAACATATTCCAACTGAAAAATATAAAGAAAACTGGGACAGTATATTTGGTAAAGATAAAACTAAAGAAGAGTTACCAAAAGAAGAAGAAGATTACATTAAGGAGTTAGAAAAAAAGATATGAGTTTATTTGACAAACGAACTTACTACAAGCCATTTGATTATGGGTGGGCTTTTGAAGCTTACGACATGCAACAAAAAATGCATTGGCTTCCAAGCGAAGTACCATTACACGAGGATGTAAGAGACTGGAATGAAAGATTAACAGTAGAAGAAAAAAACTTAATAGGACAAATATTAAAGTTCTTTACACAAGGTGATGTAGATATAGCACAAGCTTATTTAGATAAATATATACCTAAATTTAAAGCACCGGAAGTTAGAATGATGTTGTCTTCTATAGCAACAAGTGAAGCTAATCATGCACATAGTTATTCATTATTAAATGATACTATTGGTTTGCCTGATAAAGAATACAAAGCATTTCAAGAATACAAAGAGATGGCGGATAAACATGAATACTTGTTTACATCTAAAGGTAAAGGACTAGAAGGTATGGCTAGAGAGATAGCTTGTTTCTCTGCATTTGGTGAAGGCTTACAGTTGTTTGCATCATTTGTTATGCTTCTTAACTTTCAAAGATATGGACGTATGAAGGGAATGTGTCAGATTGTAACTTGGTCTATTAGAGATGAGACACACCATGTTGAAAGCATGATTAAATTGTTTCATCAATTAATAAAAGAAAACCCAAATATTTGGACAGAAAAATTTAAAGCAAGTATCTATCAAACATGTAGAGATATGGTAGACTTAGAAGATAAGTTTATTGATTTGGCTTTTGCTATGGGTGGTATCAGAGGATTAAAAGCAGAGGAAGTTAAACAATATATTAGATACATTGCTGACAGAAGACTGTTACAATTGTCATTAAAACCTAATTATGGTGTAAAAGATAACCCATTAGGTTGGTTAGACTGGGTGTTAAATGGTGTAGAACATGCTAATTTCTTTGAGAATAGAGCTACAGAATATAACAAAGGAACTATAACAGGAAACTTGTGGGACTAAAGTACCCTTTTTAGAAGAAAACAATATGATTGACCAAGAAGATTTAGTTTTACCTGCAACAGTAGACGAATTAGTTAAACTTTTAAACAAAGTTTATCCTGAAAAGTCTGCTGTTTTAACAGATAATCCTAATAAGATATACTTTGAAGCAGGTCAACGTGATGTTGTCAAGTTTATTAACATGTTAAAAGAGAGGACAGAGAAGTAATTATGTGTATGTCAAAGCCTAAAGCACCTCAGATTGTGCAAGCTCCTGCACCTATTCCACCGTCAGCGCCTATTGAAGAAGATAAAGCGCCTAAAGTAGAAACAGCAGTAGATATGGACAAAGATTTAGATTTGAAGAAAAAGAAAAAAGTTGGAACTACAGCTTTACAAACATCTTCTGGTCTAAACATACCTACTACATCCGGTTTAAATATAACTTAATATTATGCATTATAATAATATGTTACAACAAAGCGCTAAAGAGCGATACGAAACATTAAGACAACACAGAGAACACTTTTTAGATAGAGGACAAGAGTGTAGTGAATTAACTATACCTTCACTTTTACCACCAGACGGCTTTCATTCTTCTACAGATTTATATAATCCATTTCAATCCGTTGGCGCAAGAGGCGTTAACAACTTAGCAAGTAAACTTCTTTTACTTTTGCTTCCACCCAATTCCCCATTTTTTAGATTATCAGTATCAGGTAACGCTAAAAGAGATTTAGACCAACAAAAAGAAATTAAGTCTGAAGTAGAAAAATCTTTAGCAACTATTGAAAGAGAAGTCTCAAGTAAAATAGAACAACTTGCATTAAGAGTTAGTGTGTTTGAAGCATTAAAACATTTAATTGTAGCAGGTAATGTCTTAACTTACTTACCTAAAAAAGGAACTATGAGAGTATTTCCTTTAACAAATTTTGTATGTAAAAGAGATGCTTCAGGTAACATTGTAGAAATAGTTATTGAAGAAACTATTCATCCAACATATTTAGATGGCGACACATTAGAAAGAATTTCACAGTTTGAAGACTACAAACCAGATGAAGAGTGTGAACTTTACACACACATTTACAAATTAAACGATAAAGAATTTTACACTTGTCAAGAAGTAAAAGGTGTTAAGATTGAAAGCTCACAAGGTACATACCCTATAGACAGTCTACCATACCAAGCATTAAGAATGGTAAGAGTAGACAATGAAGATTATGGGCGTGGTTATGTAGAAGAGTTTTTAGGTGATTTAAAATCATTAGAAGGATTATCTCAATCACTTGTAGAAAGTGCAGCTGCATCTTCTAAAGTAGTATTTATGGTAAGACCTAATTCTGTTACTAGAAAAAAAGATTTAGCTAATACTAGAAACGGTGACATAATTACTGGTAGTGGTGATGATGTAGCAGTATTACAAGCACAAAAACAATATGACTTACAAGTCGTAGAGAGAAGTATTGCTAAGTTAGAAGAAAGATTATCGTATGCTTTCTTATTAAATACAGCTATACAAAGAGATGCTGAAAGAGTAACAGCACAAGAAATTAGATACATGGCTCAACAATTAGAAACTGCTATGGGTGGTATATATTCATTACTATCACAAGAGTTTCAATTACCTTTGGTGACCATATTAATGAAACGTATGTCTCAAGCAAATGAGATACCTTCATTACCTAAAAATTCTGTTAAGCCTACAATTATTACAGGTGTAGAAGCTTTAGGTAGAGGAAATGATTTACAAAAATTAAGAGAATTTGTTGCTGAGATTGCAAACTTAGCACAAGTAAATCCTGCTGTAGTACAAAGTTTAAATGCTCAGGATTTAATTAAACGTATTGCTACTGGTTTAGGTATTGATACGGAAGGTCTTGTTAAGTCTGATGAAGAACTTGCACAAGAACAATCAGCTCAAGAAGATGCTATGCAAAATCAACAGATGATGCAAATGGCAGAGAAGGCTATAGCACCCGCAGTACAAGGTGCTATGAAACAATCACAAGAAGGATAATTAGATGGTAGATAAAGTAGAAATACAGGAAGAAGAAACTGGTATTGAACAACCAGTAGAACAAACAAACGAGACACAGTCGGCACAAAGTAAACCTGAAGGCTTGCCTGAAAAATTCAACAGTGTTGAAGATTTAGCAAAGTCATATGCAGAGTTAGAAAAGAAACTTGGTGGACAATCTCAAGAAACAAAAGACGAAGTAGACCCAGTTGCTAAAGCAACACCTAAGTCTGATAATAATTTAGAAATAGCTGAGAAAGCTGTTACTGATGCAGGTTTAGATATGTCTTCTTTACAAGCAGAGTATGCTGAAAAAGGTGAGTTAGATACAAAGTCTTATGAAGCTTTAGAAAAAGCAGGCATATCAAAAGAATATGTGGATAGTTACATTGCAGGTCAAGAAGCTATTGCTAAAACACAAGCAGATGAAATTAAATCTACTGTTGGTGGTGATGACACATATCAGGAGATGGTTGACTGGGCTTCTAAAAATATGACTGAAGGTGAAAAAACTGCTTACAACAAAGCTGTAAACAGTGGTGACATGGACACAGTTAAACTAGCTGTCAATGCACTTAAAGGTCAATTTGAAAGAGCTAATGGTGTTGAGCCTAAACTTGTAGAAGGTAAAGCACAACCAAGTCAAGAACAAGGTTTCTTGTCATGGGCTCAAGTAACAGAGGCTATGGCTGACCCTAGATATGCTAAAGATATGGCATATCAAAACGAAGTTAAAAATAAATTAGCTAACAGTAACTTATAATATGTGGTTAATAGCATTAAAAAAACTGTATGACGCAGAGGTTGCGGAGAGTACAGCAGTTATTGATACATTTTTAAAAAATTCTGTTGGTGTTGCAGACCATGATAATTTTATGAAAACTATAAAATCACAGTTTGATAAATTAGTACATGCAAAACATGCCATATCAGAAATTGATGAAATAACTAAAAACGTAACAGAAGGAAAAAACAATGTACGGAAAGAAAAAAGCTAAAGGTAAAAAAATGTTAAAAGGTGGACAGAAAAAACTACCTGCTGCATTACAGAAAAAAATAATGAAAGCTAAAAAGAAGTAATGGCTAAAAGAGGACTGTACGCCAACATCCATGCGAAGCGTAAACGTATCGCTGCGGGTTCTGGTGAGAAAATGCGGAAGGTAGGAGCTAAAGGTGCACCTACTAAAAAACAATTTAAAAGAGCGGCAAAAACAGCTAAGAAAAAGTAATGCCGGCTAAAAAATATCAGTCACCTTCCGGCGGTTTAAATGCTGCCGGGAGAAAATATTTTAAAAGAAAAACTGGTGCTAACTTAAAAGCTCCAGTCACAGGAAAAGTTAAACGTGGTTCTAAAGCAGCCAAACGTAGAGCTAGTTTCTGTGCACGTATGTCCGGAGTAAAAGGTGCAATGAAAAAACCTAATGGTAAACCTACAAGAAAAGCTCTAGCATTACGTAAATGGAAGTGTAGATAGTTGTGCACCCTTTTTAGGGGGCAACTTGCCAACACATATTTAATAAAGTGTAATAACTTGACCACCTGCGGGTGACAATCTTGAATGTGAAACTGAAACATATGTAGAGGCTTTTATAAATAAACGTCATAACATAATAGGAGAACACTATGGCAAATGCAAGTCCAGTATCAGTTGGAAGAGTAAATGCAAGTGGTTCGGAAGACGCTCTGTTTCTGAAAGTTTTTGCGGGAGAAGTACTTACTTCTTTTGATAGAGCTTCAGTAACTCAAGGTGCAGAAATGGTTAGAAGTATTTCTAACGGTAAATCTGCAACTTTCCCAGTAATGGGTAGAGTGGATGCTTCGTACCATACAGCAGGTGCTGAAATAACTGGTTCAGATGTAAACCACAACGAGAAAGTTATTACAATTAATGACCTTCTTTTATCTTCAGTATTTTTATCAAATATTGAGGAAGCAAAAAACCATTGGGATGTAAGAAGCGCTTACTCTACAGAAATTGGTAGAGCGTTAGCTTTCCAAAAAGATAAGCATATCTTACAAACAATTGGTCAAGCAGCACAAGCTTCTGCAAACGTAGCCGACAGCGGTTATGCAGCAGGAACTGTACTTACAAACACAGGTATTGCTTCAGCTACTGCTTCAACAGCAGCGAACGCAATGATTGATAGTTTGTTTGATGCGGCTAAACAATTAGATGCAAACTACGTTCCAAAAGAAGGTAGAAAAGCATTTATCAAATTAGAAGAGTACTACAAATTAGCAAACGGTACTAACGTAACTAACGTTGACTTCTCAGGTCAAGGTTCAATTGCGGAAGGTAAAGTTGTTAAAGTAGCAGGTATTGAATTAGTACCTACTGCACACTTTGTAGCGTCTAACGTAACTGCGGCTCCGGATGCAGGTTCAGCAACTGCGGGTGGTTCAAACCCTCAAGCTGTTGACTTATCAAACTACGTATGTTTGGTATCTCATCCTTCTGCTGTAGGTACTGTAAAACTTATGGATTTAGCTGTTGAAAGCGAATATGATATAAGAAGACAAGGTACTCTAATGGTTGCTAAGTACGCTATGGGACACGGTGTCCTAAGAGGCGAGGCAGCTGTAGGAATTAAAGAAGCGTAATAGCTTAACTTTAATATTATTAGTGGCGGTAGAGGGAGACTGAAGCCGCCGCTATATTAACTAATAGGATATTATGACTACACAGATTACACCAACTACGGAACTACAAGCGATAAACATAATGTTGTCTGTTATCGGTGAGGCTCCAGTTAACTCAATTACAGGCACTACATCCGTTGATGTAAGTACAGCAAAAAATCTTTTAGATGAAACTTCTATGTCAGTTCAATCTCAAGGATGGCATTTCAATACACATGAAAATTATAAAAACTTGGCATTAGACCAAGATAGCAAAATTCCCCTACCTTCAAACTGCGTTAAAGCTGACGCTAGTAAAAACTTTAGATACATAAATGTTACATTAAGAAATGGTTTTCTATATAATTTAGAAACACATACAGATGTTTTTACAACAGTACCAGAAGTAGATTTAGTTTTAGTACAACAATTTGAACAACTTCCAGAATACGCAAGACAATACATTACACAAAAAGCATCAAGAAGATTTGCTTCAAGATTTTTAGGTGATGCTCAAATTGTGCAATTAATTGGACAAGATGAAAATGAAGCACTTATGGCATTTCACCAAGCAGATAGTCAAGAAACTGATGTGAATATGCTAGAAGGTGATAGCAATACTTACTCAATAATTAATAGACCAACTAGAAGGACTTATTAATGGGTGGAGTAGTATCTCAGAGTATTCCTAATTTTCTGAATGGTATCTCACAACAAACACCAACACAGAGAGGTATCAATCAAGCAGAAGAACAGGTAAATTTACAAAACAATATTGTAGATGGTTTATCTAAAAGACCTGCTTTTGAATATATAGACACTATAGATGCTACTAATGTATTTCCTAACACTGTAAAGTTTTGGTCTATACAAAGAGATAAAGATAATCAATTTGTTGTTATATTTTATAATGGTGGTGTAAAAGTTTATGATTTAGATGGTAATGAAAAACCTGTTACAATAGCAAGTGGTAGTAGTTATTTAACTTCAACTAATCCTAAAGCAGATTTTAAATTAGTTAACATTGCAGACTACACTTTTGTTGCAAATAAACAAACTACAGTTTTAGCAGATACAAACACAAGTGCTGCAAAGATAGAAGAATTTTATATTAATGTTGTTACATCTAATTATGGTAGAGAATATGCTGTAACAGTACAACATCCTAATATGTCTTATGCTGTTAAATCTTCTTTACAAATGCCAAGTGGTAGTAATTTAAACCATGATGCTGTGTTTAGAGATACAGCACACATTGCTGATATTTTATTTAGAGGTACGTCTAGTACTTATTTTGATTCATCTTCAGATGCTGATTTTAAATTAACTAGAGAAGACACAGGTGCAACTTTAAGCACAACTCAAGGATTAGGAACATCTTCGGAAGTAACTAATTATTTTACTATGTCTCAATATCCGGGTGTTATTAGAGGTGTTTCAACAAATGGCAATAGTAATTACACAGTGTTAACAGCTGATGGTTCTGGTAATACCGGTATGTATTCTATAAGAGATGAAATATCTGACTTTACAAAATTACCTTATCATGCAAGTACTGACAGTATTATAAAAGTTACAGGTGAAGATGGAGATACATTATCTGATTATTATGTAAAGTTTGAAACAGATGGTGTTTGGAAAGAAACTATAGGTCAAGATGTAAGTCTTGGTTTAAATAACTCTACATTACCGCATGCTTTAATAAATAATAATGATGGTACATTTACATTTCAAGAAATAGATTGGGATGATAGAAATGCAGGAGATGGAATTACAAACTCTAATCCAAGTTTTGTAGGAAACCAAATTAATAATTTATTGTTTTATAAAAATAGATTAGGCATGCTTTCAAGAGATAATTTAATTCTATCTGAAAATGCAGGTTTTTTTAATTTCTTTTCTAAAACAGTTACACAAGTATTAGATACAGACGCAATTGACATTGCAGCTTCAGGTTCTGAAGTTAATACACTATTTGATAGTGTTGCATTTAATGAAAGTTTATTATTATTTTCTGAAAAAGCACAATACAAATTAGGAAGTGTTGGAGAAACAATATCTCCCACAAGTGCTGTTCTTAATGAAGTATCAGCATTTGAATTTGATGCAAAGGTAAAACCTGTATCAGCAGGTAAGTATGCATACTTTGCACAAGCAAGAAATAATAATACAGCAATTAGAGAGTATTATGCAGATGATGATACATTAACTAATGATGGTTTAGACATTACAGTGTCAGTACAAAATTTAATACCAAGTAATGCATATCAATTAATTAGTAATACAACTGAAGATACTTTAATTACATTAGCTTCAGATACAGCAGACACACAAACGGCACCTTATACTACAGGTACAAATATTACATCAACTAATGGTGGTACTATGTTTATTTATAAATACTTTTTTGATAAAGGTGAAAAAGTACAAACTGCTTGGTCTAAATGGACATTTGATAATGCTAAAATATTAGGCGGTATGTCTTTTGAAAGTTTTGTTTATTTATTAGTAGTAGAAGGAACAGATACTAAATTAGTAAAAATTGATTTAAGAAATTTAAGAAATGGTACTATAGGTTTTAACATATATTTAGATTTAAGAAAAAGTGTTACAGGTACATATGATGCTAATACAAATTTAACTACGTTTACATCTCCGTATGGAGCTAAAACAGGTTTGATAGCAGTAGATGGTGTTAACGGAAATAACTATTCTGTTACAAATACAGCCGGCTCTACTTACACAGTAGAAGGTGACCACACAAATTTAATTATTGGTATTCCATATGAAAGTAAATATAGAATGTCACCACAGTACGTTAGAGAAAACTCAGGAAGAGGTTTGGTAGCAATAACATCAGGTCGTTATCAAATTAGAAACATATCATTAAATTATGAAACTTCAGGATATTTCCAAGTTGAAGTAACACCTAATGGTAGAGATACAAGTTTTTCATTTATGAATGGATATGTTATTGGAACAGCTACAAGTAAAGTAGGTGTACCTGCTATTAGTTCAGGAACTATTAAGGTACCCGTTTCATGTAGAAACACAGATTTTACATTAGATATTAAAAGTTCTTCACACCTGCCAATGTATATTGCTAGTGCAGAGGTAGAAGGATATTATCATAATCGTTCAACAAGGATTTAAATGACCAGAGAAAACTACGTACGACCCGCTATACTAAAAGATACTTTAGAATTAGCACCTAGAATACGCCAAGCTGACCGTGCAGAGATTAGAGCATCTAATAACTCTTCACCTTTGCAAGCTTTAGTGTTTCCATTTACGGAACCTAATGGTAAAGTTTATAGTATTATAGGTACAGCAGATGAAGGTGTTATAGGTATGTTTGGTGTTGCTAAATGTGCTGAGCCTGACTATGGCGTAGCATGGATGTTGTCTAGTGAAACACTATTTAAACATACAAAACAATTTATAAAAGAATGTCCGTATTGGATAGATGAGATGGGTAAAGGTTATAAATATCTTTATAACTTTGTAGACAAAAGAAATTGGAAGTCACTTAAATGGCTTCAGTATTTAGGCTTTGAACCAAAAACTGAAATAGGAGATTATGGTTTTGGTAAAATGCCATTTTTATTAATGATGAAGGAGATAAACAATTAACTATGTGTGATGCAGTATCGGCAATAACTGCCGGATTGAAAATAGCTACAGCAGTACAAGATTACAGAAGCAAAAAAGTAGTCGCAGAAAGTCAAGAACAAGCAAACGCAATAACAAGAAAAAATTCTGACCAAGCATATTTAAATGATTTAGCTAAAATAGATGCAGAAAAAGTAGCAGCAAGTAGAGAAAAGAAAGCAGAAGATTTTAGAATATCTCAAGAAAACAATAAAAAAGAAGCACAAGCATTAAACATGAACGCAGGTAATGGCACTAAAATTATACAAGACATTGCAGGTACATATGATATGCAGTTTTTAGATGTTGCAAGAGATTATGAAACAGATGTAATTAAATTAATGTATCAAGAAGATGATGCATATGCTGCACAACAAAGAAGATATAATAGTATTAAACCTGTCGTAATGCCTAGTCAAACAGGATTATTATTACAAGTAGCAACAGCAGGCGCTGAAGGTTATCAAATGAATAAAGCATTAACTAAACCAGATACAGGAGAGGTAGTAGCACCATAATGGCATATAAATCAAGAGTAACAAATAAATACATGGGCTCTACGTTTGCAGGTAGAGTAAACGCAGCCACCGCAACAGATGCAACAGATTTAATTAACATTTTAAAAAAAGACGTTAATCCTGCTATTAGCAGAATAATGGTTAAAAATGTTGAAAACAAAAAAGATGAAGCTGTACAAGAAATTAATCAATTGTTAACTACAAGAGATGCTGACACAGTTCAAAAAGAAATACTAGAAGGTAAACATCCTAATTTAAATAATAAATATGTACAAAAAACTGTACAATATCACACAGGAAGACACCAAGCTATTGATGCTATTACACAGATAGAAGCCAATAAAGATAAATATGATTTTCAAACAACTAATCTACCTGCTTTTTACAAAGAATATTTACCAAGTTTTGCAGATAAAGATGGTTCATATGCTTTAGGATTTGCAGCTGTATTTAATAATTATAAAGCTAAAGATGCTATTAAAGACGCAAAAGTAAGAAGTGACTTTGCACAAACAGAAAAATTAAAAGAAGGTGCAAAAATAGTTTCACGTACAGAACCAGAAGATTTTTGGAATGAAGTAAATAGTTTACACACACCGCTTCCACCAGAAGAAGGTGGAACAGTCAGAAGATATTTATATACAAATAAAGAAGCTAATGATGCTGCACTTTTATTTCTTAACAACGCTATTGATGGAGCTGCAAGTACTGCTGATTTAGCTAAAATAGAAGATATTATAAACATGGACAGAGGAATTGGTAAAGGTGGAAACGAATTAGGTTCATTAAGAAGTGTTAAAAACAATCCTGATATTGCAAAAGTTATTGAAGCTTATGAAAATAAAAATAGAACATTAGCTAATGCGGAATATACAGCATCTGTTAGAGCTAAAGAAAAAGATAAAAATGACAGAATAGAAAGTATATTTAGCATAGATAGAAGTACAGTTGAAGGTGAGCTAGAATATCAAACACAAAAAAGAGAAGCTGTTAAAATACATCCATCTTTAAATATAACTTTAAACAGTATTGCTAAAAACAATTTAGAATTATTTGAAGACCAAAACAAAATTGCAAACATACAAATAGATATAATGAATGGTTTATATAATAATAATGAAAATGGTTTATTAGAAGCTTATAGAGATGCATCAAACAATCCAGAAACATTAGTGTTGTTAAACAAGATGCTAGTAGATGCAAAAACAAGAGAAGCAAATGCATACACGCCACCATTTCAAGAAAAAGCATTTACAAATACAGTTGGTAAAATTAACAAAATAATTGTAGACTTAGTTCCTGCTGTAGATAAAAAATATAATTCACAAAAAAATCAATATGTGTCAGATTTAATTCAACAAGAAATGCAAAAAGATTATATGGAATGGTTGTCACAACATCCTAGACCTTTAAAATTAGCTGATGCCAGTGAAAAAGATGCGTGGAATTTAAAACAACAAGAGTTCTTTACTAAAACATATAATGAAAAAATACAAACATATTCTAATCAAACATGGTTAAATGGTTTAGCAGATAGAATAAACAAAGAAGGAATAGATTTAACTTCTTCTATTGACTTAGATGATATAGTAGTTGAGTATTATGAAAGTAATGTTGCAAGTGCAGTAGAAACTTTCAAACCTTTTGCAACTCAGATTACTTCACAGGCAGAAGCTAGTTTATTGTCGCCAGTTACAGTAATGATGGAAAGTGCAGATTTTCAAAGATTATTAAATACAAAAGGATTTGAAAATTTTAAAACTGATAAAGTAGCACAACAGTCATTAGCAGAAAGATTAATTAAAGATTTAGAAATAGAAAATACTGATTACACTGACCAAATAAATCAAGTAATAGATAGTATAAACGAAAACATACAAACGTTTGACCTTCCTAAAATTGAAACATATACACCTTTAGGTTTATTTGAAAAAGGTGACAGTGTAGAAGCACAACAAAATTTCTTTGTAGATACGCTTGAGCAACTTACAGGAAGACCAATAACTAAAGATTTATACAATAGAGTTCTAAGTGAAGACGCTAAGTTAAATTTAGCAAAAGCATTTAACATTAGTTCAGTTCAATTAGATGAATTGGTTAGTGAATATTTAAAATAATATAGGAATAAACAATGGCATTAGATTTAGGAATTTCTTTTACAGAAGATGATACGCTAACAAACACAGAGAAGGGTATGGCTTCTCATAAAAAGAATAGAAGAAACAGAATAGAACGTAAAAAATATGATGCTATGCAAAAAGCTGAGCGTCAAAAACTTGCACTAGACAAACTACAATCTGATGATTTTCAAAATGTATTACGTAGATACTATGAAGGTGGTTTAACTGATGCAAACAATGCTGTTACTGGTGGTAAAGCAATTAAAGATTACACTAAAACTGAATTAATAGAAAAATTTTATCAAGACAGAATTTGGAGTGAGTACAATACAGCAGGTATTATTAATGATGTTGGACAAGTATTAGCTAAGGATGACCAGTACAAAGGTGACTGGGCAGAGATTACACAGTTGTATGCTGACTTACCTTATTTTGGTGGTGAAACAATTGGTTTTTACAAGTGGGCTAAAGATTTTGTACCTGCATTAATAGCTGACCCAATTAACTTATTTAGTTTAGGTGCAGGTAAAATTGTTGTAAGAGAAGCAGGTAAAACTGCAATAAGTGCTTTAAGTAAAGCTGAGTTTCAAAAACAAGTAGCTAAAAAAGCTGCATTAGAAATAGGTAAAAAAGAAGCTATGTATGGTGGTAGTGTTGCCGTAGCCGCTGACTTAGCTAGACAAACTGCTGAAAAAGATGCAGGATTAATGACTGATTATAATTTAACTAGAACATTAATTACAGGTGCAACAGGTGCTGTAGCACAAGGTACAATTGGTGCCGGCATGTCTGCATGGTCTGCCAAAGGTAAAGCAGGTAAGTTTTATGACAAAGGTGATGGCTTTAAGTCTGACTTTGACAGAGACTTTGCGTGGGCAGGAAGTAAAGCTGATGAAACCTTTTCAGGTAAAGATGGTAAAGTAAAAAAATTCAAACCAGAAAATTCATCTAAGAAAAATCCCAAAAGAGTAACAGAAAGAACAAGTGAAGTAGAGACGATAAACAACAAAGTTAATGAAATTAAAAGACGAACACCTATTATTAATTTATCTAAAATCAAACCAGATGATGACCATAATGTTATTATTCAAGAAATTAAAAACTCTGTAAATAAATTAGTTAAAGAAGGTAATGTTAGAACAACAGAAAGAGTTGGTCTATTTAGACAAATACAATTAAAAGCTGCTAAATTATTAGGTAAAGAAAATGCAGAAAAACTAGATGAAGAATTAAAAACAATTGCAAAAATATCACCAGACTTAGCACCTACTATTTATGCAGGTCGTGTTAACATAGTAAACAAAAGTAAAGAAGTTTCTGAAATTAGAACATTAGCAGATAATGCTGTTGACATGGATGAGAAAATTGCAATTACAAATAAATTAATAGAATCTTTAGATGAAAAATCTATATTAATTAAAAACCATGTAGAAACAGTACAAGGTGTTTCTGACGCATTAAACCAACAAAAATTAATGGTAGAAATGACCGAAGCTGATAAGTTAAGAATAGAAACAGATATAGCATTAAAAGAAGAATTACCAATATTAATTGCTAAAATTAAAAAATTAAAACCGGCACAAAAAATAAAAGCTGTTAATGATTTAGCTGATATAAGTAAAAATGATTACAAAATGAATAAAGTAATTAAAAACATTAATAGAAAATTAAAACAAAAAGATGTTACTTTTTTTGAAGCTTACAATGAATACACAACAGCAAACTTACTAGGTGACCCTACTACACATGAAATTAACTTACTGTCTGCCGCAGTTAAATTTCAAACACAAATTGTAGAACAGTTTGCAGGTGGTTTAATTAGTTTTGGAAAAGGTAATAGAAGACAAGGTATAAATCAAATTAAAATGGCAGGTGATTTATTAATTGCACAAACAAGATTTTTTCAAATAGCATTTAAGAAAGCTAAGTTATCATGGAAAGCTAATAGAAGTATTGGTGACAGTTTAGAGCACAGATTTGATGGTAGACAACAAAGAAACATGGAAACATACTTTGAACAATTAAAAGCTTCTGACAGTATTATCAAACAAGTTGCAGCTAAAGCAGCTACACCGCTTGGTAAATTATCTTTTCTTACTTTAAGATTACTGGGTGCCGGTGATACTTTAATGAAAAACATTTTTAACAGAGCAGGAAGAGTTGCCAATGTTAATCAAAGAATGAGAACTTTTTATCCTGAATTATGGAAAGAAAGAAAACTATTTAACAAATCAAGTATTGTTGATTTACAAGATAACATAAGAAATACTAAAGAAAATCTTAGATTTGAAACAGCACAAGATAAACCTAATGTTAAAAGAATAGAAAAATTAAATAAAAAATTAACAGAATTAGAAAAAATTAAAGTAGAACAAACACCATTTGAAAAAAAATGGTCTGAGTTATATTATCAATATGAAGATGAATTTGGTAATTTTAAAGAAACAAAAACATTTAATAAACTAGAAGCATCATCATTAGATGACTTAACTAAATCAGTTGCAAACGACCCTACATATATTGCTCGTAGTGGTTCATTTACACAAAATCTTAAAAATGAGATGTTAGATGCTAACCAATTTTATCCAGACCAAAAACAAAGTGGTGCTAATATTGGTGATTGGTTATTAAAAACTGTTAATAAAGCTCCATTACTTAGAGTGCTTACAAGTTTACACTTTGTAAAAACTCCTGTTAACTTATTTAAATATGGTTGGCAAGCAACTCCTATACTTAATAAATTAAACATGGAATTTAGAGCTATGCAAAATGCTTCTGACCCTATTGTTAGAAACAAAGCACAATCTATTCAAGGTGTAGGTGCGGCTGTGTATGGTTTAGCAACTTACCTAACACTACAAGGTAGTTTAACAGGATATAGAGAAAAAGATAGAAAACACAGATTTGCTTATAAATGGCAAGATGAAAATGGTGTTACACAATACACACAACTTTCTCGTTTCTTTCCTTTATCAATTCCGTTTATGGTTACAGCATCAATACAAGATGCATTAGAAGAAGCAGGTGATATATTTAATGACCCATTACATAGTGCAGAACAAGAAAGATACATGGATTTTATGCGTCATATTGCAGGGTCATCATTTTCTTTATGGTCTAACATTTTTGCTAGTAATTTAATGACACAAGATTTCTTTAAATTAACTGAGATATTTTCTGAAACAGAAGCTACTAATGAAGAAGGAGCTGCTAACATTTCTAAATTAGAAAGATATTTTGGAAGATTTACTTCTAAAAATGTACCATTAGCTACGTCATGGAGATGGACAAATAAAGTATTTGCAGACGGTGAAGCAGAACTTGTAACAGCTTTAGACCATTTAAAACAATCAACACCTTATGGTTTATCTAAAATAATAAATGAAAAATACTTAGGTGGTAAATATGATATATTAAATTATGGAGATGCATTATCACCAAAATCTGACCCGTTGGGAAATGAATATGCAAAACCTAGAGGATTGTTACTAGGTCAAGTACAAGATATGTTTCCTGTTACTTCACATTGGAGTAATAACATGGTAGACAGTAACGGAAATAAAATTGTATTATCACCGGCAGCTAGAGAAAAATTAGAAACTTCTAATATTAAATGGGAAAGACCTCAGTTTACTATTCAGCTTGGAACTAAAAAACCATTGAATATGAAATTAACTACAGCTATTCAATACAAACATCCGGTTACTGGAGAAACAATTAAATTTCCAGAAGGCATTACTATGTACGAAGCAATGCGTCAAGTTAAAGGTCAAATTAAAATAGCAGGAAGAACTTTAAATGAAACATATCAATATGAGTTAGAAAATCCTAATTCTGAATTTAATAAAAGATATGCTTCTAATAAACTTCTTGGCGGTAAATATATTGGTGATGATTACCTATTACAACGAATAAGAGAATTTGAAAGAGAAGCTAGAGAGTGGATTAAAAGCAATGCTTTGATTGATATTAATGGTAAAATCACTACAGCTAGTGCACTTAAACGTAGCGCAGAAACCATTGAATTTATGGAATTAATAGGTGAATAGATAAAGTACCCCTTTTAGAAGAGATAAACACAAATTATGGCTAATTCATTCGTAAGATACACCGGAAACGGTACAACTACTACATACGCTATACCTTTTAGTTACAGAGATACAGCTGATTTATCAGCTACAGTAGCAGGTGTAAACGTTACAGCTTACACTTTAGATGCCGCAGGTACTAACCTTACATTTACTACAGCACCTGCTAATAATGCTGCGATTGAAATACGAAGAACTACAAGCCAAAATACAAAATTAGTAGACTACGTATCAGGCTCAGTATTAACTGAAAATGACCTAGATACAGATAGTGACCAAGCGTTCTTTATGTCGCAAGAAGCGATTGATAAAGCAGGTGACGTAATATCATTAGATAACGTAGATTTTAACTGGGATATACAAAATAAAAGATTAAAAAATGTAGCAGACCCTGTAGATAATACAGATGCTGTTAACAAACAATTTATATCAACTAATATACCTAATATTACAACAGTAGCAGGTATTAGCTCTGATGTAACTACGGTTGCAGGTATCAGCTCAGATGTTACTTCGGTAGCTAGTGATGCTACAGATATAGGCACTGTTGCTACAAACATAGCGTCAGTAAACACAGTAGCTACAAACATTGCAGACGTAGTGACAGTAGCAAATGATTTAAACGAAGCTATATCAGAAATAGAAACTGCGGCTAACGATTTAAATGAAGCAACTTCAGAGATTGATACAGTTTCAAACAACATAACAAATGTAAATACAGTTGGTGCTAACATAGCTAACGTAAATACAGTAGCAGGAATATCAGCTAATGTAACTACAGTAGCGGGCGATAGTGCTGATATACAAACTTTAGCAGGAATAACAAATTTAAGTACACTAGCTTCTAATGAAGCAAACATTAACACAGTTGCAACAGGCATTGCAAATGTAAATACCGTAGCAAGTAACAATACAAATATTAATACTGTTGCAGTTAATGACACCAACATATCAACAGTAGCAAATATTTCTAGTAATGTAACATCTGTTGCAGGAGTTTCGGCTAACGTAACTACAGTTGCAGGTATATCATCTGATGTTACCGCAGTAGCAAATGACGCAACTGATATTGGTACAGTAGCTACAAACATAGCTAACGTAAACAATGTTGGTGGTTCTATAGCTTCAGTAACTACTGTTGCTACAAACCTAGCTTCAGTAAACAATTTTGCAGAACAATACAGAATTTCAAGTTCAGCTCCAACAACAAGTTTAAATGTCGGAGACCTGTATTTTGATACGACGGCGAATGAACTTAAAGTTTACAAATCTAGTGGTTGGGCGGCGGCAGGTTCTACAGTAAACGGAACTTCTGCAAGATTTAATTACACAGCTACAGCAAACCAAACAACATTTACTGGTGCAGACACAGCAGGAAACACACTTGCGTATGACGCAGGGTTTGCTGACGTATATTTAAACGGAGTTCGTTTATCAGCTAGTGATGTTACAATTACATCAGGAACTTCTGTAGTTCTAGCTTCTGGTGCGGCAGTAGGAGATATTTTAGATGTTGTAGCTTACGGAACATTTAATGTTGCGGCTGTTAATGGTTCAGCAATTAATTCAGGAACTATTAATGACGCAAGATTACCTACAACAATTTCTGACAAAGTAATAACAGCAACATCATTGACTGCAAAAGGAGATGGTTCTTCAGCAGATGGTAAAATTACACTTAATTGTTCACAAAATTCACATGGAGTTAAAATTCAAAGTCCTGCACATTCAGCAGGTCAATCTTATACTTTAATATTACCTACGTCAGTTGGTACTGCAAATCAGGTACTAGCTACAAATGGTAATTCTACAAACCAATTATCTTGGATTGATGCAACAGAAACTAAACCAACAGTAGCAGATGTATCTCAAACTATTGCACCTGCAACAGCTACAACGATTAGTATTACAGGTACTAACTTTGTATCTATACCAATAGTAGAATTTATTAAAACAGATGGTTCAATTACACTTGCTAATACAGTTTCATTTACAAATGCAACTACACTTTCAGTTAATGTAACTTTAGCTACAGGTAACTACCATGTAAGAGTAGAAAATCCAGATGGAAACGCAGGTAGAAGTACAAACAATATTTTAACTGCATCTACAGCTCCAACATTTAGTACGTCAGCAGGTTCACTAGGTTCTATTGCAGGAAACTTTAGTGGAACTGTAGCTACAATCGCAGGTTCTTCAGATAGTGCAGTAACATTTTCTGAAACTACATCAGTATTAACAACAGCTAACTGTACGCTTTCAAGTGCAGGAGTAATTACAACAACAGATTTTGGTG